TGGATCGCCTTCTAGGTGCCGTCCCACTTGTAGACCTGGTATTTCTGCCGGTCGAAGTAATACCAGCGGATCACGGTCCCCGATGCTTCGAGAAACGTGCGCTGGTCCTCGATGGCTTTGATGACCACCCATTCCAGGTTGCCGGCTTCGTCCGTCGCCCAATTCAGCACGTCCTGCGGGGCGTACTGCACCACGTAGGGCTTGTCGAGGCCCATCTGCTGTTCATCGGCGCGGCTCTGCGGCTCCGCCAGGGCTTTCGGGCGGTCCGTCAGTATCCAGGCTCGGCCATAGAGCGCCAAGTTGCGGAACGTCGCCCGGTGAAAATCGCTGTAGGAGCTCGCGGCGCGGTCGCAATTGCCAAGGAACTCCTTGTACCAGGGATCGGCGCCATCCGGCTTGATGTTGATCTGTGGATTCCTGCGCCAGAGCTGCGAGGTATACCAGCCCAAGACGGTGCCCAGGATGTTCTGGTAGGTCAACCGGCGGATTCTTTCTGCGTATACATCAACGAGCTCCTTCGGCGCCCTCACCAGGAACTGCTCGGCCGCCTGCTTGAGCCGGATTCCCCCGGAGGCGAGAAGCTCGAACATCTCCCAGGCCTCAGAGTAAAGCACATGCTCAGGGGAGCGGCGGTTGAGTTTGGCAACGGGGACTTGGGGCATTCAGGGAGCCTTAATTTGAAACGAGCGTAACTTTCACTTTTTGGCCCGAGGTGCCATGGACCCAGAAGACCGCGGGATCCACCAGGTATGCGCCGGACACCGGATCGTTGAAGCGGTCCAACGGCACGCCGGTCACTGGGGCCGCGAGCTCCTGGATACTGACGCCCGTTCCATTGTTGGAAACATTGGCGAGTCCGACGTAGGCCGCGGCGCCGTTGCCGCGCAAGGGCTCGATCAGGACGCGCCGCGCCAGGGCATGTGCCGGCCAGTCGGTGACGCCGTTGGTGGGATCCGTCAATTGGATAGCGGTGGAACCGAAGGTAATCAAGGCTGAAAAGATCATAAAACTCCTTTGCGCGAGAAACCGCTGGCTTCAGCCGCGCGGTTGCTTATGCCCCATACCCCACAAACGGGACCGCAGGGGCTGCCGGCGGGACCACATCATCTCCGCGGCCTTCCAGATACGCGATAATCTCGTTTTCCATGTCCGGCTTGTTGCCCACGAACTGCCAGAGGCCCTGCGGATCCTTCACCAGGTCGGTTGACGCATCGAAGGCGTACTTGGTCAAAATCTGCCACCGCGTGCTGTAGCCGCGCTGGTTGATCGGCCCGTGATAGTAGTGGATCGCGTGATTGTCCACCACCCCGATGCGCCCGTGCAGCAGCGCGGCGCGTGCCGCCCATTGCTCGAGCGCCCGGCAGTATCCGGGGCTAACCATTTGCTTGCGCAGGTACGGATCCGTCAGCCCCAACAGGGCGAAAATCATGTGCCAGTCGGCGCTGCCCACGGGCTCGGTGTCCAGTAGGCCGCCCAGCGTCTGGTAGGCTGAACGCGTCATTGCCCATGCTCCGCCGGTGGCGCCCAGCCATCCGGTCCCCTCTGCATCGGGGCGCTTGCCCTGCCGCCAGGCTCCCATGAAACTGGGCATCGTGCTTTCGTGCCGGAACCCGGACTGCAAGGCGCTGTAGCTCGTGAACAACTGCACTACCGGATAACGCTGCATCAGGTGGATGGCCTCGTAGGGCCAGTCCGGCCGCGTCATCTGCATATCGGCGTCGATGAAGGCCAAGTACTGGCACTCCGGGCCCATGCGCTGCACGGCGATATTTTGCAGGTTCTCCTTGTACCACATGTCCTGATTGGTGCGCAGTTGGATATGCAGCGGGTTGCCGGCTTCGGTCAGTTCGAACGCCCGTCTGCCATAGGCCAGTTCCACGGTGTGGAGGACAACGCCCGACGCCGCCATGTGCTCCGCGAAACAGCGGTAGTGCATGTAGCGGCTACGGAAACGGTCCGGGTTGAATACGGCTGCGACCACGTGCAGACGGTCTTCGATTGGTTTTACGTGAGGGGAAACGTGCGAGCAGTTCATTTCTTTTTGATTCTGTTTTGGGGCTTTTGAAGCTGCTGTCCCGTCGCCGGATGTTCTTTGTCGAACCCAGTCAGCATCCCGTTGTCTGCCAGCACCTGATACATGCCAAAGGAAAGCGCGGTAACGATTTCTTCTTCGAGCTTGTCATCCTTCAATCGTTTCGATAGCCCGGTCTGCCATGCGACCGCGTGCATGATCTCGTGCAGAAGACACTGTTTTTTCTTCTGGTCCGTGGTGTTGGGGTCGATGTAAATCGTCTGGGTCGCGTAGTGACAAGACCCGAAGACGCTGCCCTCTCTGGACACAGCGTCCGACTCCACCACCTTCCACTCGAACCCGTTGATCTTGAGCGTCGCCGGCAGTTTCATAGTGAGTTCCGTCGTTCTTTGATCTGTCGCACAATTTCGCCGGCCATCGCTTCGTCGTCTGCCCACTGCTCTGCGCCAGGGGAACGCCGCAGTGCCGCTAACGCGCTCCGCAGCCATTCGAATGCCTGCCTCACGTTCGATTGAAGGCCGGCCGGGCCATCGGACGCCAACAACGCCGCAATCTCGCCCACGCCGGCCTTGCCGTATTTCTCCTTGGCAGCTTCGACCTGGATTTGGGCGGCTCGCTCTGCAAGCAGGCGGCGCACGTTAGGTCCGAGGGGAGTTTTCGTGGTCATAACGGGTGTGGTTGGCTGCCCTATCGTGTGGTTATGTGTTGGGCGGCATCACACCGCCCTGTCAGATTCAGCTCCGCTAGCGTTCTTACAGCTCAGATGCGGCGCCCATCAAGGCGCTCGCCACTGCCCGCGCCTGCGCCTTCGTCATGAGCACTATCGTCTCGATGAAATGCCGGTCTTCCATCGTGTCGCTCTCTGCCGGCTGCGCAATCCGAATGGCCGTCTTCTTCGACTCTTCGTGCTTCCCGCCCACTCCATGCGCTGGGTTATAAATCTCCAGCATCATTTCTTGCGCGTCTCCGGTACCCTGCAAAAACCTAAATGTGACGTTCATCGTTTTGCTCCTTGTACGTGGCCTTTCGGTCGCCACGAAACCGTGTTTTGAAAGTGCTATCCCGTGATCCCGTTAGATCAGCCGTTCCGGCCTCGCCCCGCCCGGCTGCCGTAGGCCCATCTCGCTTTCGATCAGATACCCGAGCGCGTCGGACACGTGCGTCAACTGCGGATCCGAGGTCTGATCGAGCGATCCGGTACCCGGCTTGAACGTCACCCGCTCCAAGTCGCGCACCAGGTTCTTGCATCGCGGATCCACGAACACGCGGCGCTGCTGCTGGGAATTACAGAGCCCGGCATTCACCGCGGCGACGCGATCGCGCACCGATGGATTCGAGGACTTGTACTTGAAACTGACCTGGTATTCTCGCCGGTTGGCGAAGAACTGCCGGATCACCGCCCAATCGCTGTTGGCGCCGGCGCCCACCGCCCGCTGTCTCGCACTACCCGAGGCGTCACCGTAGACGTAGACCTGGAGAGGAGTTCCGTGGTGAAAGAGCTTCGTGTGCTCCACAAACTCTTCGCAGGCTTCCGGGGTATTCGAATCCGGCAGAAACAATTCGTCGATCACGTGCACCGCCAGGCGTCTGCGGCCCATCAGGACATCGCTGCGATCCGACTGGTCTTCGATCTGAGCGATTATCGAGCACATGGGGTTGATGTTGAAATCCAGAGACCAGTAAAGCGGGCTGCGCGGTTCGTATTCCAATTCGCGGACGTTCTGCCGGCGGTCGAAGGCGTAGTAGGCGGCTCCGCTGTTGAGCGAGAGGTACTCGCCCATCACCTCTTGCCGGTAGAGCCGTTCGTCGTAACCCGCTTGCAGGGCTTCGTACATCCCGGTCTCGGCCACGTACTTGTTCTCGCGCGGAGAAGCCAGGGTGGCTTTGTAGCCCGGCTTCGGATCCGCGATGAAGGTCTCGTAGACCCAATCGAAGCCCTTGGGCGTCCATGCGGCGAATCCGCATCTCCGGTTGGCCGCAGGATGCCGCAACCTGCCTTGTAACCGGCTCCAGGCGGCCGGCGGGCAGTAGGTCAGTTCATCCAGTCCGAACCATGCCAGGTTCGTGCCGCGCAACCGTTCGAAGTTGTCCAGGCTGCGAAACAGAATCTCGGAGCCATAGAAGGGCGGGTCCGGCAGCGTCAGGATGCTTTCGGTAACCCCAAAGTCGAAACGGATATCCTCGGAGTCCAGAATCTCGTAGACCGTCCGCAGGGTGGCATCGCGCAGCATCGGGTACGTCGGGGCTCCTATGAGCCCGGGCAACCCAGGATTCATCGCCGCCAGAAAGAGCGCCTCGTAAATCAGCGCATACGATTTTCCGCTGCCAATCGGCCCAGAGTAGCCCTTGTAGAGCGTGCTCAGGTCGGCGTGGAATCTTCGTTGACTGGGGAGAGGCTCATATCGCCAGCCGGTTTCAACTGCTTCAGCAACCATTCGGGTAGGACTGCCTTATGCGCGATTGCTCCGGAGTGATCGACGGCCCACTGGTCGCGCTGTCCCAGGAGCTGCTTGCCCAGCCAGATCTGGGCCGTGACGTTGCCGGCGTTGGCCGATTTCCACTGAAGGCGCCGCAACGTCGCGCGGCCGCGGGCCTTACCCCGCTCGATCGATTCCAGAAACTTCGGGTCTTTCTGCCGGCGCATCAGGGTGCGCTTAGAGATGCGCAGCTCGGCGGCGATCTCTTCCACCGTGCAGCCCATGGCCGCCATCAATTCCACCTTCTCCGCGTCTACGGCGACGGGCGGGCGGCCGGTAGGGTTGGGGGGAGGCATGGGTCAGGCTGAGAAGGCTTCGTGGTTGCGTGGCTTCTATCAGGCGGCTCGTGCTCCGCCGCCGACGCTACCGTCATCGGGCAAAAGCGGCCCGATGCAGCATCGGCTCTGGGATAACGGCTAACCTATTGACTGCCTAGGCGGTAAAGTCCTTGTTTTCCTTACCTTGGCGTCCTATAGTTGTTTTGTAAGCAGGGTTCAGAAGCGGCCACTAACCGCCGCTGAACCCTTAAATCGAACACTGGAGACACCCAATGTCCAACCTAACGAATAGTATCACCCGCGGTAACCAGCACCTGACGAACGACCAACTGATGCGCACGGCGCCTTCCGTGTTCGCAACCCAGCCATGGGACCGGATGAGCGCGAAATACGCCTTCATCCCCACCATCCAAGTGGTGGAGAAAATGCGCAGCGAGGGCTTCGTCCCGGTCGCCGCATCTCAATCCCGCACCCGTATCGAGGGCAAGCAGGATTTCACCAAGCACATGATCCGCTTCCGCGACGTGCGCAACGGCGACGCCCCGGCCATCCGGACGCTGGGCTCGATCTACCCCGAGCTGGTTCTGACGAATTCCCACGACGGCGCGTCCGCTTACAAACTCGACGCGGGCCTGTTTCGCCTGGTCTGCCTCAACGGCATGGTTGTCAGCGACGGGACCGTGTCGCAGATCAACGTCCGCCACTCGGGATCGGTAGACGGCATCATCGACGCCACGTACTCGATAGTCGAGGAGTTCCCGAAGATGCTCGAATCGGTCGAGCAGTTTTCCCAACTCCGCCTGAACGAAGGCCAGCGCACCGCGTTTGCCACGGCTGCCCTTGAACTTCGCTACGATGCCGGCGAATCGCCCATCACACCCGCGCAGGTCATCCGCGCCCGTCGCACGGAAGACGCCGAAACGACGCTGTGGAACACGTTCAACGTCGCTCAAGAGAACCTGGTCGGCGGAGGCCTGCGCGGCCGTAACAGCGAGACTCAGCGCCGCATGCACACCCGCCCGGTCGCCGGGATCAGCGAGAACACCCGCTTGAACAAGGCGCTCTGGACCCTCACCGAGGAGATGCGCAAGCTCGTTGCGTAGGATGGCGGGGGCTTCGGCCCCCACCCTTCCCGCATATGGGAGAAAGATTGCTAGAGACATGAGAAAGATCAACTGGGCCCTAATTAGAACGCTCCCGGCGGACGCGACAATCGTCACGGGTAGCCCGGAGTACGGTTGCTTCCGTTGCGCCCACGTCTCGGCTGGCCGTCATCACGTTGAGATGCTCCTAGCCGAGACCGGGGAAGGACTTGTACGCCGGCTCTTGGAGCCGCGCAAGGGCCAACCGTCCAAGTGGGGGCAGGTCTGCCTAATCGCTGGCCACATTGAAGACTTTTAAGGACAAAACCATGAACACTATCACTGTTGACACCAAGACATTCATGACCGAGTTGGAATGGTGCGCCCGATTCATTGAACGCAAGACCACCATCCCGGTGCTTTCCAACGTGCTTTTCGAGAAGCGCGGCGATCTGCTGCACATGACGGCCACCGATCTGGAACTCGGCGCCATCACGAGCGTGGAAGTGGCCGGCGACGGGCCGGACTTCGAACTGGCCGCGCCCGTCCATCTGCTCATCAAATACCTGAAGAAAGTCGATGAGCGATCCGTATCCCTGTTGCCTGAGATCACATGGACGCCGCTGTGCGAAGGCCCGCATCTGGAGCGATGCGCGGATGGCTGCTGCTGTAATCTGAAACCCGAGGTCACCGACGTAACCCTGCGCCTGAAGCATGGCGAAGACGGCAC